ATCATCGATTTTAACAAGGCAATTGAATGCGGCTTTGTGAGGCTTTGTGAGGACATCCGCAGGCAATACATGGAGGATTATGGACAGTAACACAAACGCCGACTTTGCCGTCTTCATCATGGTGCATGGCAGGCCCAAGAAACTGCGTACTTACCGCACGCTCAGAGAACAGGGATACACTGGGAAGATTTACCTAGTGGCAGATGACCTCGACAGCACCTTGGAGGACTACCAGAAGCTTCATGGGGACGAAGTGTTGGTGTTCAGTAAAGCGGCAGTCGCAGGCAGGATGGATGTCGGGGACAACTCAGGCGAACTGCGTAGCGTCCTGTTCAGTGCCAATCACACGTTCGATTTGGCTGAAAAGCTTGGCATCAAGCATTTCTTCATTATGAACGACGATTACTACGACTTTTACTACCAGTTTGCTGGCACCAAAGGGAAAGTCGTTCCTAAGAACCTTGATAAGATATTTGCCCTGATGGTGGGCTTTTATGAGTCCACGCAAGCCAAGTCCATTGCGTTTGCCCAAACTGGCGATTTCATTGGCGGTGTGCTGGCGCAAGGCAAGGCGTACCGTTTTTCAAAGCGGAAAGTGATGAACACATTCCTGTGCTCAACCGAGCGACGCTTTCAGTTTATCGGGCGCATCAACGAAGACGTAAACACGTATGTCCTGCTGGGATCGCGTGGAGACCTGTTCCTGACCATTCCAGTGATCGCTATGGGGCAACCAGATACCCAGAAGGTCAAGGGCGGGTTAACAGGCATTTACAAGGACGCTGGAACTTACGTGAAGTCGTTCTTTTCCGTCATGTATCACCCTTCATCAGTGAAAGTGAAAATGATGAACTCCAACCACAAACGCATCCACCACTCAGTAAATTGGCGTGCAACCGCGCCTTTGATTGTCAGCGAGCAGTACAAAAAATAAAAACCAAATCAAATGAAACAAAACGAAACGCTTATTCTAATTCTCTTCAAGCTATTGAAGAAATCTCAGCCCAAAAAAGGCATGAGCAAAGCAGCAGTGAAAGCATGGAACGACACCTACGAGTGGATAATTACACAACACGAAACCAAATGACTACACAGGAAATTATCGACAATATGCGGATGCATATAAAAATGGCAATGCCCGCCGCCGCAAATAGATTGGAACAGTTGTGGAAAGAACGCGACGAAGCCCGCGCTGAGTTGGAAACTCGCAAGGAAGCGTTGCTCGACGCGGTGGAGCAAATTGAAGGAATGAGGACGTTGAGAGATACGTGGTACGAGAAGGCGAAAATGCACGTAAAAGAACGCGACGAAGCCCGCGCCGAAATAGAACGTCTCAAAGAAGCTTTAAGTAAAGCCATAGTTGAAATTGGGAGACTTCAAAACGTAACCCCAGCAATACGCCCAGAACCTTCGCGACTTGAAATTGCGGCAATGTGTATGGCAAACGAATGGTGCGACACGGTGCAGACAGCATTGCGTTGCACAGACGAACTCATCGCAGCAGCAAGGGAGGCAAAGTGACATCGTGCCCCAGATGCGGAGAAAATTGGTTGCACCACCCCTGCGATTGCCTGCTAACAGAAGAACCACCCCAAGCAAAACCAGAACAACCAAAAGATGACATCGAATCCATCCTAACCATAGCTGGACTCCATTGGATGGAACTAGACATCCTTCTAAGTTACATCGCCAACAACCGCAAAGAACTGATTAAACACATGAAAACATTCGGCTACCCAAAAGACACAGCAAAACAACTGCTGCAACGCATGGAAGTCAAACTGTCAGCACAATTAATGCAGCAGACAAAGGGGGCAGCATGGTAACAAAGCGAGGGCATCAATGGCAGAAACTTGCAAATGCGTTTATGCAGGCCGTATTCCAATCAGGACTCCACCAGCACCCGCACTTCCTGCCGCTAATCCAGCGAGGAAACGCCCTCATCGCATGGGAGGAACTCGACAAGGCAGAGATCGTAGAACCACTGCCAGAAATGCATGACCAAGCCGTGAGCTAAAGCCAACTGCCAGCAGCAATCACGCACTACTAACAGGGGATACACAAGGGGGTTTTGAGCAACACTGTCAAGCTCAAAACCCCTTTTCTCTGTAAAATAAGCGTCATCAGGGTCATAGCCGTAAAATCATTGTTTGACCTCAATAATGCTTTGTGTATAAAAAGTGAACAGTGACGGTTCATCACTATGAAAGTTCACAGTGGTGGTCGCGCCCTCTTTTCTGCCGCAACTCAATCAATCGTATGGCACGCCTTGCTAATCGCCTCCATGAACGCTTCTGTTGGCTAGTCGCTGAAGGACTAGACCGCAAAGCTGCTTACGCAAAGCTATGCCCTCATGCCAACGCCACTGCCGAGGCGGGCTACAAGCTATTCAAGCGTACCGACATCAAGTCCCGCATTGCCGAGATACAAACCGAGGTTCAGTCCCGTGCGGTTTGCGACATCGATGCCAAGAGAGATATGCTCAGGCAGATGATCGAGGGAACAATCCCGACCAAGGTGATCCGCAGGGCGGACGGCAAGGTTGAGGCGGTGTTTGATCGTCTGGCGGCGTTGACGGTGGACAGCAAGCTTGCAGGCGAGTTTGCCGAAGACAAAAGACTCGATACATCAGGCGACATCAAGTTGACCTTTGAAGTGTACCATCGCAACCATCCTGCGCCACCAAGGGAATGGATGGAGGCTCAAATCATTGCGCCAGAACCTGCTACGCTAGACTTTTCTCGTTACGAGAACGCGCCAATAAGCGGGCCTGATTTGGACGATCTACAGAGTAAACCGTTTAAAGAACTATAGACAAACGCCTTTCATTAAGGCATTTACCCAATAACACAATACAATCAGTGTCATATGGAATTGGAATTGTTGATTTGCAGTCACTTACATTAACTCACACACACTATGGCTACCGAATTTGTCAAAGGAAACGTCTACGCGAACTCAGTCACTCCCTATGGTCTCAGACCCTACGATGTGCAGAACGACAACGAAGCAGCATCAGAACCCGACCTCACTTGGTTGTGTTGCGCGGTTACCAAGACCTTTGTGGTCTTCAAGCAACGGCAACCCACAGGCAGTGGGGCAACCGCTAACCCCGGAGTACTGCTCGGCACGACACTGCGCCTGCGTGTTCGCAGGGATATCACAGGGAAGTACGTGTCCCCTCTGGGTCGGCGGTATGGCATGGTTATCGTTCGTCCCTAACGGTTGACTGGCACCATGATCGTCCACGTAGACATCCACGCAGGCGACTTCATTGGCGTCCTGTACGGCATGGTGTCGTTAGGTGCGCTTGCGTACCTTTGGCGACTGGCAGACCCTTGGCAATGAGCAGCAACCATCCATCAGGCCCAGTGGCGCGATCCATAGCACTGGCGACAGAGGCGCGGGCACTGGCGGACAGCAGCGAGGAACGTGGACTGGTGCGGTGTGCCGCCTACATAGCGCAGGCGGCACTGCGGTATCAGGGTAGGCTGGACATGACCAACGCACTGGCGGAACGCATCATCAGGGAGTATATCCAGCACCTGCTTGAAGCAGACTTGTTTGAGGCGGCGGCAATCCTGCTCTGGGGCCCGGGGGCTTTTGACTGGCGTCCCGAATCTTGTCTGCGGGTGTGGGGCGGACTGATGACCACAGACAAACTGCTGGTGCAGGGCGCGGGCAGTATGGGCAAATCGTATGGCGCGGCGGCATGGTTTTACCTCGACTGGTATCGCGACCCAGACTGGACTTGCATCAAGGTTGTGTCTTTGACCCGCGATCACGCCGAGCGGAACATTTTTGCATCGATCAAGACGTTCCACCGCACGGCATTGGTTAAGCCTATCTCGTCAGTACCAGACGACTTGGCGACCAGCATCCAGACGACGAGCGATTCCAAACAAGGCATTCATTTGGTGGCAATTCCCAAAGGAGAGCACGGGCATGGGACTCTGCGGGGGTTTCATCCGTCTCCGAGGTTTGGCCCAGCGCACGCGAGGTGGGGTAAGGTTTCGCGGACGCACGTAATACTCGACGAAGCGGAGGAGGTGCCAGACGGTGTGTGGGCAGGTGTGCAGAACATTTTGTCGGCGGCGGACAGCAGTGTCCCGGGGCGCATTAAAATCTTCGCCGCCAGCAACCCTCGCGACAGGACGAGTCAGTTTGGGCAACGGTGCGAACCCCGCTATGGGTGGGGCAGTGTGGAGATGGAGTCTGACAAGGATTGGACAAGCAGGGATGGGTGGCAGGTCATCCGTCTCGATGCCGCAGACTGTGAAAATGTGATTCAGAGGAAAGTGGTTTTTGCGGGTCTTCAGACCTATGAGGGGTTCATGGCTTACGTTAGCAGGGGGCGCACGGCAGAGGCGTCCACAATGGCGCGTGGATGGTTTCCTGACGAGGGCATCAGCATGGGCATCATCAGTCCCGCTATGATGGACAACGCGCAGGGGATCGTTCGCTTTGTCGGCCCAGTTGTTCCGCTTGCTTCGTTCGACTTGGCATTGGAGGGCGTTGACCAAGTGCTCTGCTCTTATGGACGCTTTGGGTTAAGTGATGGCTGGACGGATCGGTCTAGTAAGTTTCACTCGTTCAAGACACCAAGGACGATGCTGCAACTCGACTCGCAGATTCCGTTTCCAAAAGCCGCAACCCTTGAACAGGCGCAAGCGATCATCAAGTTTTGCAAGACCATGAAGATTAGCCCAAACTGGTTGTGTGTTGACAGAACTGGGAATGGGGCTGGGATTCACGACGTTCTGTGCTCGACGTTTGGCAAGGAGGTCATGGGGTTGAACTACAGTTGGGCCGCGACAGACACCCCAGTTATGGGCGATGACAGTCAAAAAGCCAACGAACTTTACAATGGGCTAGTGACAGAACTGCTGTTTGCTATGTCCAAGTACCTTGAGTTTGAATGGCTAAAGATATCCCCCGGGTTTCGGAACGAAGAACTCACCAAACAGGCGACTGGCAGACGGTATATGCAGAAGGGGAAGGGGTTGGTGCGCGTC